TTAAGCTCCATAACGAGCGGGTGGATGAGTTGCTTAAGAAAGTCGAAGACAATTTTAAGTGGAGACCCGTCCACCCAAAAGAACCAATCGAATCAATCATGTATCGCGCTGGTCAAGCCAGCGTGGTAGAATATATAAGAAACTTATTAGAGGAAGAAAACTAATGTGTATACCAGGCTTATTTGGTGGCCAAAAAACACCTTCAGCACCACCACGAATGGACCCAGCGCCAACTCAAAAGGCGGCTGCCGCACCATCCGTACTACCTGATCCTGAAAAGTTAGATGATGATGATACAGAAGCTAATAAAATTAAAACGAAAAGAAAAGCTCTTGAAGTTCAAAGAACTCAGAGTGGTGTGAAACAGTTTGGAGCTATCAACCCAGGTACTGCACCAACAGCACCACCTCAAGGCATTACACATCCTAGTTAGATATGAAAGCACGTGACAGATACACACAACTATCCAATGGTAGAACACAGTTCCTTGATACCGCTGTTGAGTGTTCTAGATTAACGCTGCCTTATTTAGTACAAGAGGATTTAAGTTCACGTCCTACACATCAAAAATTAGTTACACCTTGGCAGTCAGTTGGCTCTAAGTCAGTAGTTAATTTAGCAGCAAAGCTAATGCTAGCATTACTGCCACCTCAAACCTCCTTCTTTAAGTTGCAGGTTAGAGATGATAAACTTGGTGTAGAGTTTCCCCGGGAAATTAAAAGTGAATTAGATTTATCCTTTGCTAAAATGGAGAGGATGGTTATGGATTATATCAATGCCTCTAGTGATAGAGTTGTAGTCCATCAGGCACTCAAACATTTGATTGTCTCTGGAAACGCATTGATATTTATGGGTAAAGAAGGTCTTAAAAACTATCCCCTCAATCGTTACGTAGTTAATCGTGATGGTAACGGGAACATTTGTGAGATCGTAACAAAGGAACTAATAAGTCGAAGGATTCTAGGTCAAGATCTGCCTGAACTCCTAATGCCTGAGTCAGTAGTTAACTCTCCTGGTTCTGATGGGTACAAGACAGGATCTGATGATCATGACGTTGAGGTATACACCTACGTCCGACTCGATGATAACGGTAGATGGGTATGGCATCAGGAAGCATTCGATAAGATATTACCTAATAGTCGCAGCACTGCTCCAAAGAATACTTCTCCCTGGTTAGTATTAAGATTTAATACTGTAGACGGAGAGGATTATGGTAGAGGTAGGGTTGAGGAATTCCTTGGGGATATAAGATCCCTCGAAGGACTCTCTCAGGCCCTCGTAGAAGGCTCTGCAGCAGCTAGTAAAGTAATCTTCCTAGTATCGCCCTCATCAACAACAAAACCAAAGACTATAGCCGATGCTGGTAACGGTGCCATCGTTCAGGGTAGACCTGATGATGTTGGTGTTATACAGGTTGGTAAGACAGCTGACTTTAGAACAGCAGCTGAGCAAATGCAAACTTTAGAACGTAGAATCAATGAAGCGTTCTTAGTATTGCAGGTTAGACAAAGTGAGAGAACAACTGCAGAAGAGGTACGCCTCACGCAGATGGAATTGGAACAACAGCTTGGAGGTTTATTCTCTTTGCTCACAGTTGAATTCTTAATCCCTTATCTTAATAGAACATTACATATCCTTCAACGTAATAAGGAGATCCCTAAGATCCCTAAAGATGTGGTACGTCCACAGATTATTGCAGGTGTTAATGCTTTAGGTAGAGGACAGGATCAACAGAGTCTTGTTTCATTCGCACAAACTCTTGCACAAACAATGGGTCCAGAGGTCATGGCTAAGTTCCTTGATCCTGGTGAGTATGTGAAACGATTAGCTGCAGCTCAAGGTATAGATGTACTGAATCTTGTTAAGACTCCTGAGACAATGGCTCAAGAGAAGCAAGAACAGATGCAACAGGCACAGCAACAAGCTTTAATACAACAAGCTGGTCAGTTAGCAGGAGCTCCAATGATGGACCCAAGTAAAAACCCAGCAATGGGTAAATCATTAAACGATGGATACGATCAACTAAATGGACAAAGCCAAGGCGAGTCGCCCAACACGGGCGAAGAAGAAGCCCCTCCCGAAGGTTAGTAAACCACAACCACTGAACCAAAACGACGTTGCCACACCAACTCCCATAGTAGGTCGACCTACAATAGGTCTCGACCCTGACTATGTAACTACAGTTGGTTTAGGTAATTTAAAAGTAGTAACTGCACGAGGATTAAAAGATGACGGAAAAACTGACGTATGATCCCACCCCCGCTGATGCTCCCGAACTTTCAGAAGACGAGCAGAATTCTTTGGAGGTGGCAGAGAAGTTAGGTCAAGAAGAGAACGAACTTATTCTTGGCAAGTTTAAAAACGCTGAAGAATTAGAACTAGCTTATGCTGAATTAGAGAAGAAGCTTGGACAAGATGCTGATGAAGATACTGAAGTAGATACAGAGCAGGATGAACCTGAAGAAGAAGTAAGTCCTGCTGTATCTTTAATCACTAATGCTTCGGAAGAATACTATTCCAACGAAGGACAGATTTCAGAAGAAACAATGTCCAAGTTCACAGAGATGAGTAGCACTGATCTAGTGAATGCTTACATGGAAATTCAAAAGAATGCACCTGCTCCTCAAGGTGAGTCCCCTGACTTAACTGATTCTGAAATGAATCAAGTTTATAATTCAGCAGGTGGAGAAGCAGCTTACCAAGATCTACTCAGTTGGGCTGGCGAAAATATTTCTGACAATAAACTTAATGCTTTCAACAGCATCATTGATAAGGGAGATGCCACTGCTATTCAAATTGCAGTTGCAGGATTGAAAGCAGAGTATGAAACAACTGAAGGATATGAAGGACGAATGCTTACAGGCAAAGCAGCTAGAAGTTCACGGGATGTATTCCGTAGCCAAGCTGAAGTTGTGGAGGCAATGAGTAACCCTAAATATGATAGGGACCCTGCATATCGACAAGACTTATATCAAAAATTAGAACGTTCAGATCTTGAATTTTAATTATGTATTATAACCCAGCCGCAAGAGCAAACGATTTCCATGTTGAATATATGGTTAGCAATGCTAGTGATCGTTGGTTCATCCCTGGCGTAAAGGGATCAGGAGTAAGTGATCTTACTCAATGTGATAAATTAGTTGGCGATACTGCTGACGGTACACCTGCTGCAAGTGAAACTGTAGTATAATTGAATTACCTGGCGGCTCGGTAGTCGAAACCAGAAGAAGCCAACTGGCACTCGCGTCCGTTCATTCCTTAATGGAACGCATGAAACCACATCATGGAACGGGGATGTGGTACTGGAGAAAACCAATGCAAGTAAAAAAGCAGGTAACACTAAAGTATCGCGGCGTGCCTTACACGAAAACTACTTAAATTTTATTAATGAAAACACTAGCACTAGCTCTCGCATCCACCTTCGCGACAGTTCCTGCATTCGCCGGTGGCGTATACGTGAACGTGGAGAACAACGCATCCCTAACCGGAGCTGATTACACGGGGTCTACTACAGACTTTCACGTAGGATATGAAGGCGGTAATGAAACCTTTGACTATTATGTTCAAGGCGGACCTGCAATCGTAGCCACAGATGGCGCTGATTCAGATAACAGACTTTCTGGTAAGGTCGGTGCAAATGTTGCTGCCACAGAGAAGCTTGACTTCTACGGTGAAGTAGCTGTACTCACTGCTGACAGTGACACCGATGATGATAATGCTTGGGCCACTAAAGTTGGCGCTAAGTTTAAATTCTAAATACTAAAGGTCCTTGGCCGTTGAACTGTTACTGTCCGTGGTAACAGGTCAAGGACTTATTCACTAGCATGGCGGAACCATGTTAGACTCGATTAACACATAATTAGTCATGGCATTTCTTGCTAACACAACAACAGGTGGAGTAGTATATAGCTCTCCTACTTGGGATACAAAAATTCTTGCTGAACAGTGGGAAACAGATAATGCTGGCTATGGTCCAGCTAGTTCTCAAACTGCAGCTTCAAGTGAAGGTGCAACTTATAGAACAATCACACCTTTGAATGTTGACATCGGTCCTTATGAAAGGATGCTTATTAAGTATCGTATCCATTGGACTCAGAATACCACTGGTAGAGCTAAGTTCAAATTAGATACTCCAACAGTTACTTCGATTCATTCAGTAGCTACTGGACTAGAACCAGATGGCACTCTAATTAGTGACATAGATATAGCAGCTGATCCTGTACTAGAACAGAACATCGCTGGAACACTTGGTTACTTAGAGTGGGAAACCGTTATTGAGAATGACGCCACACGTGGTACTATCAATTTCCAATTTGGACAATACGTTGACAATGCAGCTCCTGTTATTGTTTTAGAAGGTTCATATGTTGAAGTTAAGAAGTTCTAAATGACTTCGGATTGGAGGCACCTCAGAGTAGGACCTCCTTTCCATTGGCTTGGGCCCGTACGCGGATAACCTTAGCCGTCTAGACGGTGGGAAAGACCACATAAACAAATCGATATTTAATTCCAAGCTTGGAGAGTGTAAACTTTAATCTCTCTATATAATAATGGCTAATGCCACACAGTCGGTGATTGGTGCCCTTAATAAGGCAGCCTCGAACACCGGTGCAGGTTCAGCATACGATACTAAGTATGCAACCTATCTAAAGCTGTTCTCAGGTGAGCTATTCAAAGCTTATGAGTCAGCAACTATAGCACGTGATACCGTGCAAAGACGTACCCTAAAGAACGGCAAATCATTGCAGTTCATTTTCACGGGACGCATGCAAGCTGCTTACCATACTCCTGGTGAGCCAATCCTGGGTTCAGGCGATCCTCCAGTAGCTGAGAAGACCATCCAATGTGATGACCTTCTAATCAGCTCTGCGTTTGTTTATGACCTAGATGAGACTCTTGCACATTACTCACTGAGATCTGAAATCTCTGCCAAGATCGGACACGCTCTGGCTGAGGCATATGATAAGAAAGTATTCCGTACCATTGCTCTAGCAGCAAGGGCGGCTCATCCTATCACTGCTTCACCTGGACCTGAGCCTGGTGGTACACAGATCAAACTTGGTTCTGGTAAGGAGTATGATGCTCAAGCACTAGTTGATGGCTTCTTTGAAGCTGCTTCTGTACTTGACGAAAAGAATGTACCTAAGAATGGAAGAACAGCTGTACTCTCACCTCGTCAGTACTATGCTCTAGTATCACAGGTATCTTCTAACATCCTCAACAGAGACTATGGTAACTCACAAGGTAACCTAACTTCTGGTGAAGGACTAGTTGAAATTGCTGGTATATCTATCAAGCGTTCTAACAACCTTCCTTTCTTGGCTGGTACTGTTGTCGCTGAAGCTGGTGAGAACAACACCTACTCTGGTGATTTCTCTAATAGCTGTGGATTGATCTACGGTAGAGATGCTGCTGGTATTGTTGAAGCTATTGGACCTCAAGTTCAAGTTACAGGCGGAGACGTGTCAGTTCTATACCAGGGTGACGTACTTGTTGGTCGCCTAGCAATGGGTGCTGATACACTTAACCCTGCAGCTGCTATTGAATTCTTGAATACTGCTTAAGGGGATATAATATTATGCCTTTAAATCCAGGGACATCCAATACAGTTACTTTACATAAAGGTATAGGTACAGTTTCATCATCAACTATAGATCCTTTTGTCGGGCTTCCTGCTGGACATAAGCATCTAGATTATAAAACTATGACCATAGCACAGGCTTCTATAACAGAAGCTAACCCTGGTGTCTTTACATCAGTTGCTCATGGTTTAAAAAATAATGATCTAATTACTTATCATACAGAAGGTGGTACTGCATTAGTCACTTCGTCTGCAACTGCAGCTGATGGTGACGACTTCTACGTTAAATACGTTGATGCAGATACCTTCAAAATTACTTTAGCACCCAGTGGTACTGGACTACAAGTAACCAATGATGGTAATGACAGTCAGACCTTTGCCCGTGCCGTAGGCCGAGTAACTTAATAACTTAATAACAAAATAATCATGGCTAACTCTGTTGCTGCTGGCAATACTGCTGTATGCAGTGCTGCCGTTGCAGTCCGTGAAAGCGTATCCCGTACCGATGGTGGGGGTACCGATATTCGTAGCTCAAATGCTATCAAGTCTGAGACTCAAAACCTCAGGATTGCTTATGCTGGAATCAGCTGCGATGTAACTTAACATTATACGGGGACCTTCGGGTCCCTTTTTTTATTTATAAATCTTAACTATGACTTCTACTCCCACGACTGTTGACCTCGATACAGAACTATCCGCAGTGAATGCAATACTGGGTAGTATTGGTCAAGCACCAATTGCTTCTTTAGGTACAGCTTCAGGATCTAACAGTCCTGCAATGTTTGATAACCCTGAGATAGCCTTTATATATAATATATTAAAAGAGGTTACTCAAGATGTTCAAAGCGAAGGTTGGACTTTCAATAAAGAAAACCATATAAAAATAACTGGTAAGAATACTGATAATAAATTCGTTATTGATAGTGATGTTATCCGTATTGATAGAGACGATGCATGGGATAGAACCCGTGATTTTGTAAGACGTAAAGATACAGATGGTGTTTGGAAAATATATGATAAAGTTAATCATACATTTGAATTCCCAGATGATGATTTCTTCCATGTTAATGTAGTTAGATTATATGAATTTGAAGATATCCCTAATGTCTTTCAACGTTATATAATATACAGAGCTTCTAGTAGAGCTGCTGTACAATTAGTAGCTAACCCTAGTCTACAGAAAATGTTAGCAACATATGAGATGCAAGCACGAGCTGCTTGTGTTGAGTATGAATGTAATCAAGGTGATCATTCCTTCTTTGGATGGCCTGATGATTCTGCCTACCAACCTTACCAACCTTACCGTGCATTAAGACGCTAATGACAAGTATAACACAACAGATTAATACTTATGTTCATGGTATATCGGAACAACCAGATGAAAGAAAACAACCTGGTCAAGTAAACAACTTAAAGAATGGTGTACCTGATGTCACACGAGGACTAGTCAAAAGACCTGGTAGTGAATTAGTATCAACTCTATCACCATCTACTGCTACAAAAACAAAATGGTTCTCAATTTATACAGATAAAGATGAACAATATATCGGACAAATTACAAATGCTGGCGTCACTAAAATATGGAGATGTAGCGATGGTGTTGAGATACCCGTGGATTATGCTGAAGTTCTTGGATCTGGTAAATGTACTTACTTAGATAATAGTGCGATAGGAACTTCAACTTCTGCAGATATACAACCTTTAACAATCAACGAATCTACTTTCATTTGTAACAGGCAGACTAATGTTACAATGATGACAGATGCCGCTGATAAATCACCCCCTGTTGTACATGAAGCATTTGTTAAACTTGATAAGATAGTTTATGGTAAACAATATGCATTAGATATCTATGATCCTGCTGATAATACTACCTATTCATTTCATAGGGCTATTTCTCTCGAAGCTTTAGAGTATACAGATACAAGCAACATGCTTAATTATGACAATAATGGTAAGTGTGCAGGTATGAGTCGAGAAACAGTAGAACCTGATAAAACTGGTACAGCTGTATGGCAAACTTCTCCTCCTAACTCAGCTGAGATTGGTAAATCTAATCTCAGATATGAGATGGATACTCGTTGCTATGCTGCCCAAATGGAGACTGATGGTGGTGGAAATGATTATGATGATGCTTATCAAACCTTTGCAGACTTACAATTTGGTGGAGAAGGTTGGAGAACTAACACAGGTTCTGTACAATTAGTACAAGTCAGGGATGTAGGTAATGCTAATTACACTGCAGGCGCTACTACATATGCAGAAAATACTGAATGCTTCTCTGGTGGAGGCGGTTCAGGCGCTGCAGCTACTGTAGTATTTGACAGTACTGGTGGTAGTGATTCACTTGTTTCAGTTACACTGACTGCTGGTGGATCAGGTTATACTTCAGCACCTACCTTTAATGCTAATAATATAACAGGTGTTAGCGGTGGTAGTGGTACAGAAGTGTACGTAACAACAAATAGTGTCCACGAACAGCAATCAAAAAAAGGATTGAAAACGTGGGTTGAAATAACTAAGAGTGAGGAGATAAAATCAAGAGCTAATATTGCAATGATCCGGCCAGGTTGTACAGCAGCAAATGCTGATGAGCATGTATCAGCTGCAGCAATTATTAGTGGAATGAAAACTGCAATAGATGGTATATCAGGTCATGGTATAACAGCTACTATTGTAGGTAATGGTTTGCATTTATATAGGAAAGATCCGTTTGGTGTATCAACACCTGAGAAAGTTTTGATGGATATAATTACTACTGAAGCTAAAAGTATTGACGATTTACCTACCTCTGGAAGACATGGGCATGTAGTTAAAATTATCAATAGTGAAGCACAGGAAGATGATTACTTCTTACAATTCCGTGTATCTTCTATCGTTGATGATATTACAATAAAAGCTACATATGATAGAGCCAATAGTACAGAAGTAGTGACGGTAACTGCACTTAATCATGGTCTTGCTAATGGATCTGACATAATTGTTAGTTCTATTACTGGTGGTGCTATTGATGGTATGTATACTATTACCAGTGTTGCAGATGCTAATACATTTACTTTCACAAACGCAGCTTCTTCTGCTGCTGACGATGACGATGCAAGTGTAATTATACAACCATGTAGATTTGGTGAAGGTCAGTGGGAAGAATGCCCTGCTCCAGGTATTAATATAGAAATTAATAAGGATAAGATGCCGGTGCAGTTGACTAGAGTATTACCTCTTGATATAACATTTACAATTGCAACATCTGCTGTGAATACAGGTGCTGAGACAATAACTATTACTGGGCATGGGTTAGCTACAGGTGATCCGTTATTTTATCATAATGGTGGAGGTACAACACTCGCAGGTATAGCAAGTGGTACTTCTTATTATGCTATTAAAGTAGATGATAATACAATAAAGTTAGCAACTAACCTTACTAATGCAACTGCTGGTACTGCTATAAATCTAACTGGTACTGGTAACAATGCTCAAACTTTTAAAAGATATTTAGATCTCAATGGTACAGCAACAGATATTAGTTCCACAGGTGCATTCCGTTTCCTAAACCCTGATTGGGGTAAGCGAGAAGCCGGTGATGATATTACTAACCCTGAACCCTCTTTCATTGGTAATCCAATCCAACGGATGATATTCTGGAGGAATAGAATTGTACTGTTAAGTGCAGAGAATGTCATATGCTCTAGAGCTGCAGGAGATTTCTATAATTTCTGGGCTAAGACAGCAATGACTATATCAAATCAAGATCCAATTGATTTACAATCTAGCTCTACTTATCCAACTAAACTATATGATGCCGTTGAGTCTAACTCTGGATTAGTTCTATTTAGTGCTAGCGAACAGTTCTTGTTAAGTTCAGGCGCTGAAGCTATATTGACACCAGAAACAGCTAAGGTTAGTTTCCTTTCAGCGTATGCTTATGATAGTAATACACGACCCTTCTCTCTAGGCACCTCTGTAGGCTTCTTGAATAGCACTGCAAAGAACACTAGGTTCTATGAGATGGCAAACATCTTAGCAGGCGGTAGAGGCGAACCTGATGTCTTAGAGCAGAGTAAGGTTGTATCAAATCTATTCCCTAAAAACTCTTCGATGCCAGCTGTATCTACTCAAAATGATTTAGTTTTATTTGCAGTTGATAGTACTTTACATACTGGTACAAATGAGGTGTGGGGATATAGGTTCTTTAACCAAGGTAATAAAAGAATTCAGTCTGCATGGTTTAGATGGAACCTTCCAAACACTATTGTATACCATGTAATAATGGATGATGTATATTATGCTGTGTTAAATACAGGCTCTACATTTACATTAGAAAAATTTGATATCAGATTATCTCCAACAACTATGTTAGTTGGTACTGATCCAGATACTAATCGTATACATTTAGATACTAAAAAAACTTTTGCTTCTTCTGCTTTAACTTATGACCAAGCAACTCATGTAACCACTTTTACTTTAGGCGTAGGTTACTATAGTACTAATACTTTAACAGCTTATATCAAAGCAAGCGGTGATCAAGAAGGACGTAGTTATGATATACCTGATGCATCTATTACTGGTTCACATCCTAACAAGGTAGTCACCTTACCTGGTAATTGGAAGAACTATGTAAATGCTGCAGGTGCAACTATAACTACAGATATTATCATTGGTTATGAGTATGAATTTGAAGTAGAACTACCTACAATTCATATGATAAAAGCAGAAGGAGAGAAAATTAGATCTGAAACTCGTGGTTCATTAGTTGTACATAGAATGAACTTTAACTTTGGAGATGTAGGTGTGGTTGATATTACTTTAAAACGTAAGGGAAGAAACGATTATACTCAAACATATGAATCATTAGAATGGGATAGTATTACATCAAATACTGCTGCAATAGCAAATGAGTATATACATACTATACCTGTATATGATAGAAATACAAATCTAACTGTTCATTTAAAATCTAACCATCCATCTCCTGCTACCCTACTTTCAATGAATTGGGAAGGAGATTATAATAATAAATTCTACCAACGTGTCTAAGTACATTCACCCAATTACAATGGAGGCGGCTGTTGAAGTTGCCTCTAACTTAAGACCAGATGATTATCGAGAAGTGTTTGAAGGCCACGGTCATTACCCACTTTTCCATATTCCTTTGTCTGCTTTCAATGGAGACACAGTGTGGTTTGAAGTGCCTAACGGCAAGACTGCCGGATTGGCAGGAGTACAAGAAGAAGGTAAAGTATGGATGTTATGTACAGAAGCTATCCATGAATACCCTTTGACTTTTGCACGTGAAGCTAAACGATTTATAGAAAGTAGAAAAGAAAAACTTCTTTGGAATATTGTAGATAAACGGAATACCGCTCATCTAAAACTTCTAAAGTTTCTAGGATTCAAGTTCTTACGGGAACTTAAACATGGTCCTAACCAATTAACCTTTATAGAATTTTGCCGTGTGCGATCCAGTTTCAGGGGGCATGTTTGCGATGCAAGCCATCGGACAAATAGGCTCTCATAATGCTCAAAGCTCAGCCGTAAAAGCTCGTAATAGAGCTAAGCTACGAAATTTTGACCTACAGAATGAGCAATACCTAACTGAGGTAATGCTTGATAATAATAAATATAAAAATGATGTTCAAGTACAGGAGATTGAACAAGATCAAGTTTACCAATCTATGGTAGATCAGTGGTCTCAGTACGACCAGCAGTTAGATAGTATGTTTGCTGATGCTGATTTTACTCTTCAAAATAAAATAGTAGAGATGTATGAGAAATCATATGCTGGAGAACAATCTGGTAAAACTGCTGGTAGGTTGGCTGGAGCTAGCGCCAAAAAACTAGGATTCCAGAAAGCGGAGATTCTAAGCAAACTAATGTTAGCTCAGGATGATGTGGCTCTTAAGAAGGATATAGTCAGAAGTGATGCGGCAAGTAAAGCTAATAAATTATATGAAAATGTTAGATTCGCACCTATACATGGGCCAACACCGATGGCACCTGAATTAGAAGCGAAGCCGTCTAAAGCAGGCCTTATAGTTGGACTCGCAACATCTGCATTAGGATCTTACGGCATGTCTAAAATGCTTAAGCCGCCCCCAATTGGAGGAGGAGGAACGCCTAATGCGTTTGATCCTACAGGTGGAAAAGGTTTAGGTATAATTGATTACCCTAAACCAAGTGCTAGTTTACCTACAAGTGCTAGTTTACCTAATTTCTGGGATTCTAATCCTAACCCAATAGGAGATTTTGGATTTGGTAACTCACCAAGTATAGCCTATAGTGGAGCAAGGAATTATGACATATCAAATACTAACCCCTTTGCTTAAGCCATGACATACGCAGAAAACATTGCAAGATTAAAGAGCGCTACTCGTGCTAGAACGAGCGAAGCCATGGCTATTAACACGGGTGCAGCTACAGCAAGTGGTAACCGTGCTATACAAGATGCCAGATTATTAGAAAACAATTTAAGTCAACTCTCCGAAACTCTAGGGAAAGCTGCAATAACACGTAAAGATGAGCAATTAGAGATTGGTCGATACCAACGTATTGCACAAGAAGAGAAGGATAATCTAAGATTAGCCTCACTTGGTCAGGAGATAAAACTTAAAGAAAACGAAATAAAATTAAACACAGAGATAGATGATACTGAAAGATTAGAAAAAGAATTTCAAAAATTAAAAAGAGAGCAGCTTCAATTAATGGGTCCTGATGCTTATCCACAAGCTGATAGACTTGCTAAACTTTCACCTTGGGCTCAAGTAGGTTATTCAAAAGAAAAGCTTCGTGAATTTAACGAAACTTTACCTGATAAATTAGACTGGTACATGTCTAATAGTAAAGAGCCTATAGTTTTAAATGGTGTGAAATATACACCTGAAGAATTAAAAGCTGCAGGTATAAACGGATTACCATTTAAAGAAGCAGCTGCTAGTGTAGGTGTGCATAGAATTGCAAAAGCTGCAGGTATTTATAACTACTCAGATGAAATGCTGAAGTATGGCGGTACCGTAGATGCAATGGAAAAGGCACGAAATGACCGTCTTGGAAAAGATAGAAAGCAGTATAATATTGAATCTTCAGGTATTACCAGAGCCAAGGCTATCAAAGATTGGCAACATGGCAAACAAGATAACGAAGCCTTTCATCGACTTCTTTTAACTTTAGGCAATACAGTTGATAAAAACAATAATGTCCTAGGTAACAGTGGTGCGTGGGATGCAGCAATGGCGGTATTACAAAGGGAAGGTGTTGCTAATGGATCTACTGCAGTTGTTGATAGAATCGGTGATCAACCAATTCCTAAAGATATGGCAAAAGAATTAGGAATTCCACAAGGTACAACTTGGAAGGAGCATTGGGGGCCTAGATTTTCTAAACTAAGATCTGACATAGAAAAAGGAATAACTGCTAATTTAGATCATGCGTTAAAGACACGTGAGCAAGGCGTTAAAAAAGCTGAAATGGCCTTCCAGGATGCTGTAATAAAAAGTGGTGGTCAATTAACAGATGAGCAAGTAAGGCAGCATGAAGACGCTGTCATAGCTCTAACAGGTCAAGTACCTGCTTATATCAAAACATATAAAACTCAAAGTGAACGTGACTATGAAAGAGATGTACAAGATCTAGAAGAACTAAGCGGTAAGCAAGGGTTTTTAACCGCAGAAGATTTAGTTGATGTACACCCAAGAGCCAGGCATAAATTTAGAAGCCAAGTACAGAAAGATGCAGAAAATTTATATACTAAGGATCAAAAGCAAGAACGTAATGAAATGATCGACATATACCTTAACAGAACTTGGAACGGTATGGGTGATAGAGATAAGGCGAAATCAGTTGAATGGGGTACAGCTAAGTTCAACGCTAGAAGAGATTTTAATCGTATATATAATAAACAAAGAAAACTAGGCATACCTAAAGAGCAAGCATTTGATCATGCTTTAAAAACCGTTAAAGATACATTCTTCAAACACAAAGATTCTCCAACTACACTTCCGTATTTACAACCACGTCCAGGTGTAAATCTAAAGAATGCTGAAACCAGGAGACGTGTATTAAACTTAAATAATTCAAGAGAGCTACTTGAGAAAGGCGGTAATGGTATACTTAATTCTAATGTATTACCAGGTACTTCACCGTATTTAGATACTATAAATCAAATGTTAGTTAAAGGTTTAGATTATAGAAACCATCCAGACAGTGACGCTGCATGGGCATTCTACGAAGCTTTAGCTAGTGATCTACCAGGAACATCAGCAGAAGATATTATCAATTCTCAGCTTAAAGCTCAAGAGCCTAAGCATCCAGGTTTGTGGCGATTTGGTCGAGGCCCACTAACCCAAATATTAAATAACAGAAATCCAAATACTAATGTTTCGTATAACTTTAAGGAGACTTATCCTACGTTACATGCTGTAAGCAATGGTTATTTGAATGATCAAGGCACACTTGCTTATGCAAATGCTCATGCACGAGACTTATATGGGCATTTAATCAACCCTAGCCAACCTTCTGTATTTGATCATCCCGAAAACATTAATGAAGAATTATTAGCATAAATTATGTCATCATATTTAGATTCAGACTTTCGTTCTACTCCCTCAGGTACTTTATCTGATACAATAGAAGAGCAAGACAAGTTAGTAGAATCATTAGAAAAATTAGATCCTGAATATGTTCAAAACTTAGAACAGCAAAATGCTGAAATACTAGGCGAAGAAGCAGAGGATCAAGTAGGCGAAGAAGCAGAGGATCAAGGTAGTGAAGTCCAGTATGATGCACCAGTCAACCCTTTCGACCCATCACAACCTCAACAAAACACACCATTCACAGGAGATGAAGCTTCGCTTGGAGGTGATCAGGTAGACAGTGGGGTTCAGCCAGATTACGCAAAACCTGAAACTCAGGTATTTCCTACAGAAGGGTTGGGTATCACCGAACCACCTGCAGATAAACCTACATTCCCTACAGACGATTTAGGTTTAGACACTCCGCAAACAAAATCAGGCATAGAGAAAAGTCCTTGGGACGTACAGTTTTTAGATAGAGATGGACGTCCGTTCCCTGAAATCCAGGTGGAACGTCTTAATCTCAAGGCTAATGGTGGCGTTGTTTCTGAGAATGAAAGAAGGATTTGGACAAAAGTTTATGATAAGAGTCAAATTTATGAGTTAGATGAAGTCATCGTTGAGTTAAATAAAGATCCACAACTAGTACCACTTTATGATCATGATGGAGATGGTGTAGTAACATATAAAGATTTACTACCTACAATAGAAAATATAGATGAATTCAAGGCTCAAACAAAAGCAAATATAGATGCATATAGAGAGTCCTTAAAAGGATCAGGAGCTGGGTTTAATATTTCAGGTCCTGAGAAAGCTACAGCACAAATGGTGCAAAGTCCATTTGAAGGTATTAATAGTGGTTATCAATACTTTACAGATAGAGACCATGCGCTACGAGTTCTTCAACCTGATAAAGATATCAGTTGGTTGAACCCTAAAAATTGGGCAGAAAGAGGACCGCAATATTGGCCTGGACAAACCTTTGACCAAGACTTTATGGTGTCTATGGATGACTTCGCCAAAGGCACCATGGCTGGGGTCTTAAGGATGACGTCTGATGCTATAAGTTCTGGCGAGAGGTTTAACGATTATCGTCAAGGTTATATGAAGAAGGTCGATGGTCAACTCACAGATACGAGAACTGGTGACCCTTATCAAACGTCAAGTGATAAACAATTCTTAGATAAATATAAGTATCAAGCTCAGAATATAAGACGTACAGGAGCTTCTAAGTTTGGTGAAGGCGTAGGTTATCATTTCTACCCTGTACTAGGTGGACTGCTAGGTTCTATGGCCCTTGGACCGCAGGTAGCTATACCTCTCGCTGCAACAAGACTGCAAGCGACTAGAATAGGATTAATGAATTTCTTGAAGTTTAATCCAGCAGGGGCACCAGGATTATCTTATGCTGGATTAGGTGCTTTTGGAAAATCTATACCAGGAGCAGTTGCTTCGGCCTATAAAGTTAACGTTAAATATACCACGTTAGGTAACGCGATGATGGATCGATCTGCACATGGCATGTCGATGGATAAGGATGATATGATATTGTTTGAAGGTAATCTACAACAAATGCCTTGGTTCCAAGATTTAGCCGCTAAAAACCCTAGCTTTAATATAGCTGGACGTTCTATAGCTTTAGGTGATGTTGTAAATGATCCTCTTGTAAACCAAACATTAAATGTTATTGGTGTATGGAATGAGGAAGCAGGCTATGAATTACTATTTGGTGCATTAGCTTCTGTATTTCCAATAAGTATTTGGGGCGGTGGAAAAGCAATCAAAGGTACTAAAAAAGCATGGTCATTAAAGGACAAAGCTTTTATCAATAGTTACGATGCTTTCAAGAATTCTAAAGCAATGTTTGATAAGAGGAATTTAAGACTTAAAAGTCGCTTTGAAGCTGGTAAAAGCCAGTTAAATAGATCACTTGAAGGTTCAGATTCCCCTTGGGTATCACCAAATGCAACTCCTGATCAAATACAATCTACTTTTGGTGGTTATAAAAACAATAACCTTAAGGATAGATCACAAGGTACAGCAGCTACACCTACAAATACACCGTATGATGTAACAATAGCTGCTGATAGAAATGATCTTACTAAAGCTATTCAACCATCAGGCTCAACTGAGTACCCATTCTCACCATTACAAACCAAACAGATGGCTAAGAATGGTGTTTCCTTAGAGAATGTAACAGACCTAAGTAAAGCTATTAATGATGACCCTCGTTATCAAATGGCTTTGAAGGGTATGAAAGCTGAGAATAGGACATTAGGCAACTTACATGACTTAGTTCTAAAAAGAACACAAGAAGTACTAGGCAGAGACGCTGCCTCAGTATCGTCTAAAGAGTTCTGGGGACCAATGTTTAGGGATATACCTATGAGTACTGGATCATTTGATGATCTACCTGCTGTACAAGCATGGTCTATGCAGAACGTCATAGCTGCTGATAACATTAACCAAGCTGTATTTTCTAGACTTAGAGATGTAGCTATTGGAGCTAGTGAAATTAAGAAAGCTTCTGATATATTCTCAATAGACGGACCTTGGAGTCAACTTGCAGATAATTTAGTTATAGGATTAGCGAATGTAAAACGTTCACGTTATCTATATAACTTAATGGGGGAAACCCTTGCAGGTGGTGACGGTTTAACAAAAGAAGCTCTACAAGAATTAACTGAAAGAGTTACTAAACGAACTAAGCAATTAGAACGTGAATCTAGAGATGGTATTTCCATGATGATGGAGATGCTACAAAACCGTAACACAAATGAATTGGCAGATGGTATTTTAGAAGTCTTTAGAATGTCAGATGATATCCATAATTGGACAGACTTTGATGGTTGGATGAGAGCTAAAATTAGTGGTGGTGAGTTTAAAGGTAAAGTAAATAATGGTGTGTTAATCGGTCAATTACAAGAAGTAATGGTTAATAGCATCCTTAGTGGACCTAAGACGCCAGTAAGAGCTATTATGGGTACTGGTATCAATGCCTACTATAATGCACTCAATCAAGCCGCAGGCGCAACCATTAGAGCACCATTCACAGATAACGTACTTCAAAGACGTGTAGCCTATGCTAAGATGAAAGGTATGGTAGAACTGATACCTGAATCATGGCAAGTTTTTAATCGTAATATGAAAGGCTATTGGTCTGGAGATATTAAAAAGATAAAAAATAGGTACATGCAGAAAGTAACTGCTAGTGATGAGCAGTGGGAGTTATATAAAACATGGACAGAAAGTAACGGTACTGATGCAGACAAAGCAGCTATGCGTATGGCTGAAATTGGTCGAACTCTAAATAATAATAAATTCCTAAGCTGGTCTCCTAGAGTACTTGCTGCAGGTGATGACACTTTTAAATGGTTGTTAGCTAGAGTTAGATCTAAAGAAAAAGGCTTACGTGAAATTGTAGAGAAGTACGGTGATGAGACAGTGGAGATTACTCCACAAATGATGAAAGACGCTGAAGACTCACACTTTAATAATTTCCTAGATGCTGATGGTAATATAGATATTTCTGGAGATTCCTACTTAAACAAACAGTTTAAAGAAATCACCTTAACTGAAGAATTACAAGGTTGGTCTGCATCCTTAGATAAAACATTTAATCAAATGCCATTAATTAAACCTTTCTACTTATTTGCTAGAACAGGTATCAATGGACTTAGATTATCCTTTAAGAACACACCTTTAGTTGGTCTTCTTATGGATGAATCAAGAGCTATTCTAAGGCATTCTGGTGATGACTTTACAAGTTTAGCTAAGTATGGTATAGATAATGCTGAGGATTTAGCTAATGCTAAAGACCTTCTTTTAGGCAGACAAGCTGTTGGTTCGGCAGTAGTAATGACTGTAGCACATAAATATCTTAACGGTGAAATGACAGGTAATGGACCTGCTGATAGGCAACTTAAACAACAGTGGATTAATTCTGGCAGTTGGAAACAAAATCACATCTACTTTGGTGACGTAGGTTTCGATTATACTTCTTTAGAACCATTTAATATTATCTTCTCTGCTATTGCAGATATAGGTGATAATATGGAATTAATGGGTGAGGAATGGGCTATGAATAGATTACAAGCTGTTGCTTATGTAGTTGGTAGAGGGATGACAGGTAAAACATATTTATCTGGTTTAGATCAATTAATGCAAATGGTTCAAATGAAGCCATGGGCGTGGAACAAAGGAATGGGTACTATACTTAATAATAGTGTACCTATGGCCGGTATGAGAAATGAACTTGGTAAATTCCTTAATCCTCATATGAAAGAATTAAATTCTAGTATGTGGGCTTCTATAAGAAATAGAAATCAAAGTACTGAATTCCTTTCACCGTTAAGTGGGAATCAATCTCTTAAGCCTAAAGGTGATATATTAGATGGTTCATACATAAATGATCATAATTTCGTACACCGTGCATTTAATGCAGTTTCTCCTGTTCAAATTAGCTTAAGAAAGAATTCACCTGGTAGAAAACTCTTATTAGAAAGTAATTATGATATGAGATCTACGACTTATAGTTATAACGGATATGACTTATCTAAAAGCGCTGAAGCTAGATCTTTATTCCAAACTGCTATAGGCACTGCCGATGTCCGAGTAGGTTGGCATACCTTCAAAAATCCAGAAGAAGCCTTAAATCATTTAGCTAAGCAACCTAATGTTATAGAGTCACTTGCTAAGATGAATAGAGATAAAAACGACGCAACGCAAGCAATACTAAATCCAAGCACAGATTATAATCATAATATTTTAATTGATAATGTATTTAAAGATGCTAGGTCGAAAGCATGGGCTTCTATTCAAGATCATCCTGTAATTAAACGTTTGATGGCAGAACAAGATGCATTAAAAACTCGAAGAGAAAAAAGTCGAGTTGAGACAAGTCCTTTATACAAACTCGGAAATCCCTAAGAAATAAATGGCTAATCAAACAAAAGTAATCAAACTATGGAGTGCTAATACAGGCTCCGCTAATACATTCAGCTGGTCAGGTGGGTTTGAAGTTTTTAAATCCATAGAAGTAGAAGTCTACTTAGATGATATCAGCCTAACATATGCACCCACTTCAATTAATGAAGGTGCTTCACCACGTCAATATTCAGTTGATGTTGCTGCTAAAACAATACATATTGGTGGAGCAGATTTAACATCTGGTACTATAAAACTACAAGCAAATACAGATGTTTCTAATGCTAGAGCTGTATATCAAGGTGGTTCTTCAGTAGCATCTGGAGATTTAAATGCAAACCAAGATCAACTTCTTCGTAAATTAAGTGAGAAGGATGTATCATCAGATACTTCATTTACTACAGGAGCCACAGCTCCAACAAGTCCAGCAGATGGTGATATATGGTACGATAGTGTAGATGGTAGAGCTTATGTCTACTATGTAGATATAGATTCTGGACAATGGGTAGAAGCTTCTCCTCCATTTGATTCTGATGGTGATAGAACTTTTACTCAACTTGGTACTGGCGCAGTAGCTAGAACATGGGATAGTAAGTTACAAGACATTATTTCAGTTAAAGATTATGGTGCCGTAGGAGATGGTACCACTGATGATACAACTGCTATTGATGCTGCATTTCAACATGTTGTTACAAATGGAGGGACTTTATATTTCCCTGAAGGAACTTATAAAGTTACAAGTTCTATTACAAATAACGCTGTAAGTGGAACTCAATCTATAAAGCTAATAGGTGAAGGTGCTAAAATTTCATTTGACCAATCAGGTTATTTATCTTATGGATTTTATATTCATAACACAGGAGCAACTGCACCTAAATCTATAATTTTTGATGGATTAAGAATTCAATGTAATAATAAAGTAGCTACAGGTATCAGAGTTAGTATAAGTACTTCATCAGGTGACTATGGATTTGTAGGTGTTTATAGATGTAGAATTTTTAATTGTTTCCAAGATGATACAATAAGCACTTCAGCTATAGGTATATTGGTAGATGGTGCTGAAACTGCAGAAATAATAAGTAATAAAGTATCAGGTGTGAATCGTGATAACGCAACTACTTCAGGTGTTTGTGCTGGTATTAGTGTTACAGATTCTACTAATTCACTTGTATCAAATAATTACATTTACAATATTAGACATGGTGGTGTAAATTTAAAAGATGCAGATGGTATTAAAGTATTTGATACTAATACTTCAGAATTTTATGCTAGAGGAAAGCATACTGTTTCAGAAAATTACATAGAAGATTGCGAAGGTAGATTTATTAAATTACAAGTTGGTGGACATGCACATGTAGTTGGTAATTATTGTAGACTACTTGGTTCTCTTACTTTAATAGAAAACTGGAAAGGACTTGACGCTCAAACAGGATTTTCTCTTATTGAAGGTAATAAATTAGAAATACAAGATAATTGGTCTGGTGGAGCTTCTGCAAATTTATTTAGTTTACAAGCTATCACTGAAGAAAATACTATAAGTGGTGGTACTACTGATACTTGGGCTAATGAAGGTGCTCAGCATTTATGTATAAACAATATTGTGAACTGTCAAAAAACTATAAAATACGGTTGGATGATAGGTACTCCAGATGCAGATTCTACAGCCCATACATATATAGGAATTAAGAATAATCTTGTACAAGGTGTTTATAAATCAACTGGTAGTTCTGGTGGAAGTTCTGCTATTACAGAATTTATTTATTCCGATGCGAGAAACTGGGATGATCTTGGTGATATTCAAGGTAGTTTTACATGGGATATTACAGGTAATACTGTAGAAGCATATGATTGGATAGATTTAAATGGAACTAATAATAATCCTGATGATAGTCCTGGAACACCTAGAGATTATTCAGATGTATGGATATATATTTTCTGTGATAATACAAAAACTCCAGAAGGTGTAAGTCGAAATCTTTGGAATTCTACCGATAGTTATACCTCTAATATAAAAATAGCAGGAAATACAGGTGGTGCTGGTAATGTTTATTCAACATTTGATTTTGCAAAATTAATGCCAGGTTGTTCATTTAGAAACGGCTCTGGTAGTAGAACAAATGGACCAGCAAATTATGCTTGGTATACTGTATCAACACCTGGTTCTGCTTTATGGAAAGTTGAAGACAAAGATCAAGCTTATTGGTCAGATGATGGTACAACATGGACTGCTGACATTAACTCAGCTTAAAGGAGAATTATGAAATTATTTTTTAGACCAAATGGTACTTTAAGTACTTATACGAAAGACAATGCACATGTATCTGAAGATAAAACTTTAACTGCATATACTGCTAGTGATTCGTTTAACCCTATAGTAAAAACGGAAATGACGGATAATGGTCCTAAAGATACCTATATTACACATGATGAGTACAAAGCTACTCTATAAGTAATGAAAGGGCCACCTAATATTAAAGTACCAACTATACCAAAAGTAACAGATATCCCTGCAATGGAATTTGCACCACCTTCTGCATATATTCCCTATTTTCCTCCTATAGTAATACCACCTAGTAATTTAGAACTCTCAACAGCAAATAACGGATCCTAATATTTATGGCATTAAATTTTCCCTTGTCCCCAAGTGTGGGACAAAATCATAACGCTACTAATGGATTAACCTACCATTATGATGGTGTCAAGTGGACAACTCAAGGTACCCATTCATCCATAACTGGTCAACAACAATATAAGATAGATGATATATCTAGTTCTTTTAACGGTAGTACAACTACATTCAATTTACATCATAATAGTATAGATGTTGCATTATCTAGTGCTTTAGATGTCACTATAAGTATTGGTGGTGTTTTACAAGAACCTGATGTTGCATATACTGTAGATACTTCAGCTAGTACAATTACATTTACTGAAGCCCCTGAAACTGGTATTACATTTTTTGGAGTTTTAAAAGGTAAAACTGCAGATACAAATGTAACTCCTAGTGATGGAACAGTTTCTACAGCTAAATTAGCAGGACTTGCTGTCAGTACAGATAAATTAGCTAATGATTCAGTAGATAGTACTAAGTTAGCTGATAATATTGATATTGCTGGGACATTAGATGTAACAGGTAATGCTACATTTGATGCTAATGGAACTATTGCTGGTACATTATCAGTAACAGGTGTTACCACTTTATCTAATGATACTACAATTAGTAAAGGTTTAGTTTATAGTAAAGCTATAACAGAATTAAGTGGTACTGCATTAGCAGTGACTAATACTTATCATCAAATATGTCCTTCAGCAACTAGTACTACTCATGCTGTTACAACAATTACAGGTGGTGTAACTGGACAAACTTTAATTATTTCAGGACCACCTGAATGGAGAGCTAGTACAGCTTATATAATTGGTGATATAGTACATAATGATAGTGGTAAATATTATAAATGTGATAGAGCTGGTACATCTCATTCATCAGGAGGTCCAACAGGAACTTCAGCAGATATAGAAGATGATGGTGGTTCACCTGATGCTAGATGGGATTATATAGGTCAAGCTGGTGATATAGTATTAACTGATGCTGCTGAAGGTGATACATTAAATACGATAGTAGGTGGTGTGACAATTGATGTTTCTAATGGTGATACTGCTACACTTATATATAATGGATACCAATGGCTATTAACTTCTCATGGAGATAATTAAATTATGGCATTAACAAAAGTACAAACTACTCAAACTGGTACAGGAGCTGTAACTAGAACAGTTGATAGTAAATTACAAGATGTAGTATCAGTTAAAGATTTCGGTGCAGTAGGTAATGGTACAACTGACGATACAGCTGCTATACAAGCTGCAATAGATGCTGCAGATTATATAATTTTCCCAAAAGGAACATATAAAATTGATATTCCTGATACAGCTATTGAAGCTGATCATCAAGACCCAGAAAATCATAGAAATATATACTTTGGGTTAGAAATTAAAGGATCTGGTAAAACATTAAAAGGTTATAATGCTACTTTAAAACTAGGAACTCCAAGTGGAATTACAGATCATATAGCATTTGGTATTGGTACAAAAAGTACAAATAATATTAAGAATACAATAATAGAAAGTCTAAATATTGATTTAGATCATACTACAAACGGTTCTAGAGTAGAACAAATTAGAGGTATAGCTTTTGCTAACTCTGATGGTATCAAAATTTCTCATTGTAAATTATTTAATGAAGGTACACATGATGGACCTACCTCTGGTGGTTATGGGATAGCACTTGTAGGATCTACAGACATATCAATTAGTAATTGTCAATTTGAAAATATATCTGGTGGTGTCTTTGGTGCTTATACTAAAGATTTGAAAATTACTGATAGTAGATGGGAGTACTTTAAAGAAGGAGTTGATTTAGATAAAGCATGTATTGGAACAGTTATATCAGGTTGTTATTTTGATGGAGAAGGTGAAGGGTCTGAAGGAATCGATACGAATGGAGCAAAAGGATTAACTATTACAGGTAATACTTTTAGAGATTTAGGAGACACTGCAATTATCGTTAATGGTAAATATCATGCTACTAGTTATACTAATTTTAATTCCTATAAATTAATAACAGCAGCATCTACAGTAAGTAGCAATACACAAATAACCGCAGCAAATCATGGTTTCTCGAATGGAGATGTTGTCGTTATAGACGCTATAACTGGTTCAAGTGCATCAAGCATAAATGATAGAACTTGGACTGTTGCAAATGCTACAACTAATACTTTTGAAGCTGTTGGTGTAACTGGTACATTTAATAGCAACTCAGGAGCAGTTTGGAACTCAACTGCTTTTAGTTGGTTAGCAGCTGAAAACATAACAATAACTGGTAATACTTTTAGAGATATAGATGGTTCATTTAATGATGCCGGTGATGCTGTAGGAACATCAGCTCATGTTTTAGACGTTGGTAATGGATGGACAGGACTTGGTAATGGTGGTACAGCAAATTTACATGATAGTGGTAAATCACCAGATCAAATAATTTTTTCTAATAATACTATTTCAGATTGCTCATTAGGAGGTTGGATTAGAGTAAAAGAATCAGCTGGTATTTTGATTTCTGATAATTTTTGGAATAATATTACTACAGGCGGTGTATCTGGAGGAAGTTACAGAGAAGGTGGAAGTAGCTACCCTGCTGTCATTGAATGTACTTCTTATGTTGATACATCAACTTATGCACAAGCTCTCGCCAAAAGTGATCTCAAAGTAAAAATTATTGGTAATCATATTGAAAATTGTAATACAGGAGCTATTTCTTTAGATAATCCAAATGATTTCAGTATTGAAAATAATTATATTACTCAAACAAATACAGAATCAGGTATAGATAATCCTGCAATATATTTAAGAGATTTACATCAAAGAGATCCTATAGCATCAATAACTAATAATACTGTAGTTGGTGTAAGCGGTAATGACGAAAGAGCACTAGAATTTTCAAATAGTAGTGCTGGTTATACAGGTAGACTTAAAATAAAAGATAATATTTTTGCTGGTACTTTCAGTGCAGCTGATATAATACATTTATCTCAAAAAGAACTTATTGGAACAATTGAAGGTGAATCTATGGCAATACATACTGAAGATACAACACCAGCTAATAATCAGATACTTATGTTCGGTAGGAAACCTTATAATTATATGATTACTAGAGCTTGGTTATCAGTTCATCCGCCAACTACAACATCTTCTGGATATGCAAATCATGATACTAATTACTACAATATCAAACTAAGAAGAAGAGTTATTAGTTCTGGTGCTACTAATAACATAGGTGGTGGAGATGATACAAGAACTACAAGTACAAACTCAGATGCTATCCTTTTCGAAGTAGGTACACCTATAGTTACTCATGAATTATTAAAGAAAAGTAATTATGATTTTCTAACTGATGCGGATAAATTTATAACAACTAGTGATTTGTTAGAAGTTGAATTATCTGATGCAGGTAGCCCTGGTAATCTTCCACGTTCAACATGGGTTGTTGAATATATTTCTTATTAATTATGGCATTAATAAAAGTACAAACATTATGACATACAGAACATTTGACGGTACGTCACAAGCAGAAACCATAACTGATGGTAGATTCTCTTCTGAAGGTACTCAATATTTAAAAGACGCAGAATCACTCAATCTAGGTACATCAAAAGATCTAGTTATATCACATGATGGTAGTGATAGTATTATAAATGATGCTGGAACTGGTAATCTAAAATTACAAGTTGGAGGATCAACTATCGTTGAAACTGCATCAACAGGTGCAACGATAACAGGTACTACAACAGTAGATAAAGTTATATATAATAAAGGTGCTGAACTAACTATAGCTAGTGGAGTAATTGCAGTAACTCATTCATATCATGAAGTAGATACTGAAGGAGATGCCGCTACTGACGACTTAGCTACTATTAATGGTGGTGTAGAAGGTCAAAGATTAATATTACGTGCAGCTGACTCAGGTCGTACTATAAATATTGTTCAAGGTGGCAATATAGAACTAACCCAAAATCCTAGAACTTTAACTCATAAAGATGATAATATAACGCTTATTTATGATGGTTCTGATTGGTTAGAAGTATCATATATGAATAGTAGCCTAGGTACAGAGTTAACTATAGCATCTGGCGCAATCACTGTTACAAATGATTACCATAAAGTAGATACTGAAGGTGATGCATCAAGTGATGATTTGGTCACCATTAACGGTGGTTCTAAAGGTCAATTACTCACATTATGTGCACAGAATAATGCTAGAACTATTAAATGTAAAACCTCAGGTAATTTAAGATTACAAATGGGTTCAGAAGTTTGGTTAGATAATACTACAGATACTATAACTTTTGTCTATAACGGTACTAATTGGCTTCAAGTTGCAGCAACAGATAATGATACAACAGGTGCAGAATTGACTATATCATCTGGTGTTATAGAAGTTTCTACTAATTATCATATAGTTGATACTGAAGGTGATGCAGCAAGCGATGATTTAGATACTATTAACGGTGGAAAATTAGGTCAACTTCTTACATTAGTTGTTGCTGATGGTGCTAGAACTGTTGTAATGAAAGATGGTACAGGTAACTTAAAACTTTCAGGTGATTTCAGTTTAAATGGTACTGATGATGCTATAACTTTACTTTATACTGGTAGTTATTGGGTTGAAGTTTCAACAGCAAATAACGCATAATAATACTAAATGCCTGGTATATCATTTCCTAACTTAATTATACCGAAAACACCCACTATAACTTCAATTGAATTTAAACCACCTTCTGCTCGAATACCATCCTTTCCCCCTATAGTGATACCTCCGAGCGATCTGGAGGCCCCACAGGGGGTGGAGGCGGAGCCTACAGAAGAGACACCAGCTGATCCTCCGAAACTAAAGATACCTGTAATAGATATACAATTACCTTTACCAACGGCAGAGATAGTAGCTACAGCTACCTATGCAGCAGTTACTGCAGTAGTAGCTACTACTCTTGCTACTCCCTTCTTTGATACAATTAAGAAGAACCTTCAAAAACAACTACAAGCTAAAGTTAATAAATGGAAGGAAAACCGGAAGAAAAAGGAAACATCCTTGACCGAATCAAAGGAAAACGAGGAGAATTTGAAGAAGAACAAATAGCACTCCTCTCTACTATGGTTAGACTTGGAGTAGTTGTTTGGGCAGGATTTATAATTACATTGAACTATGTTGAATTACCTGTTATTAAGAAATCTGGAAGTTCCGACATAACTTTCGTTGCAAGTATTTTTACTGGGGCTTTAGCTAGCTTCGGATTAAATACAGCAAATTCTAAAGGTAAAGGCAACGCTCCTGTTAACTGTCCGATGATTGACAAGAAAAAAGAATGAAGAAATGGCTATTCCTCTTAATGCTGTTATCCCCCTCGGTAGCGAGAGCAGAGTTAGTGACCCCCAACTTTACTCAGGGGTCCATGCAATCCACCACAACAATGACACAAAATATAGTAGAGACCGTAGATACAACAACTTATGGCTCTGCTATCAACAAATGGACTGGGGAAAATATAACACATACCTCAGCAAGTTCTGGTGGCATTGTAGACACCGATTCGGTATTTACAATACATACCGTCGGAGATCCATTCACCCTAGAGATAACAACAAGGGCAGCAAGTCAAGTATTATCTCTAACAGAAGTAGACCGAGAAATCGACACTACTTCTACTACTACATCATTATCAGTCTTCTCGCAATAGGAGCACCTAGTTATGCTGAAGAGGGAGAAACCAACAATACTTCGAACCCTGTGGCAGCAGCTACAGGAAATGTTACCAATCAAGCCGTTCAATTCCAGAATAATGGCGCTCCGAGCCGTCAAAACTACGGCCCGGGCATATCCTGTAATGGACCGACAATGACCTTTAGCCCATTCTATATGGGCAATCATGTCGAACCACAGCTACCTATGGACCCTGAAGGTTATGTCAAGAATGAAAACTGGGGTGCTCAGATTAATTTCATGGTACCCCTTGATGGTGGTATAATAGAAAGATGTAAATCAATCGCAGCTCGTCAAGAAGAAAAGATGCAGCTTAATTATGAACTTGTAAGGATAGATAACTGTGCAAAACTCCAGCAAAAAGGCTTTATGCTAAGACCTGGAACACGTGTTTATCATCTTTGTCATGATGTCATACCTATAGCTGCGTATCAAAAAGAAGTTAAACAACTTCAAAATAATCCACTAACTAAAATTAATTATGATCGTACTAATCAAACCAGTCCTATTCGCTTTCATCAAGAGCACAGCAGTAAAACAACTGATAATTGATCTACTAGAAGGTTTAGTTTCATCCACTGAAAATACATTAGATGACCAAGCAGTTGCAATGATTAAGAAATCCCTATTCCCTGGAGAGAAATGACTAAAAAGAACATAGCTAAGAAACCTAAAAAGCGTACAGGCGTATATGCCAGACCTGATGCTGAGAAAAAGCATTACACAGAAGATTACAAAACTGATATACCTTATGGTAATCTAGCTAAAGCATTTAATAAAGGTTACGGAAACGCATGAATAAAGCCACTGAAACCCAATTCAATGAATTACATAATCTCGTTACAACTGAATTCCTGAAAAGGGTTAAAAGTGGCGAGGCTTCAACACAAGATTTAAAGGCAGCCTGTGACTGGCTAAAGACTAATGATGTCAGCGGTGTCGCTCATGATGGTAGTGCCTTAGATAAATTAAATAGAATTATGCCTAAAATAGACCCTGAACTTGTTAATCGGAGGATGTATGGCAGGCAAAACGTCTGAATACTACAAAAAGAACCCTGAAGCTAAAGCTAAGCGTCTTAAACAGCAGAAAGCTTATATGCAAACAGAGAAGGGTAAAGAAATCAGAAGGAATGCTGATAGATTATCCGCTAAACTTGGTGGTTCTGTAGGTGATGGTAAAGATGCTGCTCACTATAAAGGTAGTAAAACTAAAGGTCGATTACAGCCTGCATCTGAAAACCGTAGAAGTCGTTTAAAAGTGAGGAAGAAGTAATGGGTAATCAAATTGGAAAAGCCATTGGTAGTGAAATAATGGAAGAGGTTCTAAAGCCTATATTTAGAACTCTTTCAGGAGATGCCGCTAATCTTGCTACAAAAGGAAAAAGGATTAAAGGAGCTGACCTTAGCTTTAAGCAAGCATTTGACAATGGCTCTATATTTAAGACGACCAATGAAATTCAACATGCTGATGCATTGAGAATTAAAAGAAAGATTGCTAATAATATGGATGAGTATACTTTATTCAAAGGCTCTTTAACTGAAGCAGCATCTACTGGAAACTATACGCCACTTCATGGTTATTTAAACAAATTAGAATTAGATGATATTAAGCAAATACAGCGGAACGCTTCACGGAAAGATCTACCTGATTTAAGTGTTAATACACGTGCTGGTGAAAGCCCATCATTCGAAACACCTGTTGATCCTATTGCTACTGGTAAAGCTAATAGAATGGGCACAGGTGGCGCAGTTA